CATAACTTTAAATGAAGGCCTTTACGACCCTAATATTTTTAAGGCTTTCTTTTTAGCAGGTGGTCCTGGTTCAGGCAAAACATTTGTTACAAGAAACGCATTTGGTGGAACAGGATTAAAACAGATTAACTCAGATAACGCATTTGAAAGAGGTCTTAGAAAAGCAGGTCTTTCTTTAAAAATGCCAGATGATGAGGCAGAATCCAGAGATATGGTTCGTGCAAGAGCAAAAGCAACTACAAGTAATATGCAAGATTTAGCAATACAAGGTAGATTAGGTTTAGTTATTGATGGCACAGGTAGAGATTATGATAAGATTTCTTATCAAGCAAGAATGTTAAAAGAATTAGGTTATGATTGTTATATGATATTTGTAAATACAAGTTTAGAAGTTGCATTGGAAAGAAATGCAAAAAGAGAAAGAAGTGTACCAGAATATATTACTAAAACATCTTGGGAAACTGTACAATCAAATATAGGTAAATTTCAAAATTTATTTGGTGTAGGCAATATGATTATTATTGATAACAATAAATCAGACCAAGAATTAGTAACTAATGTAATGAACAAAGTAAGTAAAGCCGTTAGAGGTTTATTAACATTACCAATTAAGTCATACACAGCAAAAAGATGGATGGCTACAGAAAGAAAAGCAAAGAGAAGATAATGAAACAGTTTAAGGATTACATTAAAGAAAGCATTATTGACATACCTAGAAGGACTTATGCGCCTAAGGTATTTGATAGTGCTGATACTAATAATCCTAAAATTAAAGATAGTGTTAAACAATTAATTGATACACAGTTAAAAGAATTTGAATCAGAATATCCTATATTAAAGACTTCTTTAATTGGTTCAATTTTAACAAAGAGGTACAGAAATGACGCTGATTTGGACATTAATGTACTATTTGATGTACCGGCTGAAAAGGCTGAGGAAGAAAGAGTAAGACTTTCTAAAAAATATTTGTCTGCTTCAAATCCAGATAACATACAAGGCAAGTTAATTCCAGGTTCTCAACACCCAATTAACTACTATTTTATTACTGATAAGGAAACATATGATAATCAGAATAAAAAGGCAGACGCAGTTTTCGACATTGAAAGTAATAAATTTATCAAAAGACCAGACGACTTTGTATTTGATGTTAATTTGTATATCAAAGATTTCGATAAAAAAGTACAAGAGTTGGACATTGTTAAAGGTGAATTAAAAAGAGATATTATAGATTATGATGAATTAACTGAATTATCTCCTGAAGATGTTTTAGATTTACAAGATAAAATTAATGATAAGTTAGAAGAAATAGAAGATAGTATTAGTGACATTATAAAAATAGGTGATGGTGTTGATGCAGATAGAAGAGCTGCATTTGATACTGATATGTCACCAGATGAAATTAGAAAATACGGTGTAAAGAATAGATTACCTAAAAATGTTATCTATAAAATGTTAGAAAAATATCACTATTTAAAATTCTATAAAAAATGTAAAAAGATTTTAGATGATGGCCAAGTAACAGATGCAGAAATAGACAGTATCCGTAACGAATCAAAGGGCTTGCCAAATAGTAATTTATCTGATACCATGGATACCATGGAAAACACTATGATAAATGAAAATAAATCTATTGCATTTACCTTTGGTAGATTTAATCCTCCAACTATTGGCCACGAAAAACTTATTAGTAAAGTTAAGTCATTACCTACTAACGACTATAAAATATATTTAAGTAGAAGTAATGACCCTAAAAAGAATCCATTAACACCACAACAAAAACTTGGTTATATGAAAAAGATGTTTCCAACTCATGCAAGAAACATTGAAATCAATACAACTAATATGGTGTTAGATATTGCTACAAACTTATACAACAAAGGTTACAAAGAAGTAACTATGGTAGTAGGTAGTGATAGAGTAAGAGAATTTGACACAATACTGAAAAAATATAATGATGTAAAATCTCGTCATGGTTACTATAACTTTGATAAGATTAATGTTGTATCTGCCGGCGAAAGGGATCCTGACGCTGAGGGTGCAGTAGGTATGAGTGCAAGTAAAATGAGAGCAGCTGCAACTAAGGGTGATTTAGCATCTTTTAGAAAAGGATTACCTAGTGGGGTTGACGCTGAAAAATTAATGAAAGATGTTCGAAAAGGTATGAGATTGGCCGCTAGTTTTGGTGGTCAGATGCAAGTAGGAACAGGTGCAAGACCAGTTGTTTCACTTGAAGAATTTGAACAGAATCAAATAAGAGACCTTTATATTAGAGAAATGATATTTAATATCGGTGATAAGGTCAATAATGTTAAAGAAGATATGGAAGGCAAAGTAGTTAGACGAGGTACTAATTATGTTGTCTTAGAAGATAATAATAATAATTTACACAAGTGTTGGATTTGGGATTGTATTCCTATCGCAGCTGATAGAGAAGTAGAAATTAGAGAATTTAATTTAGATATAGATTATGGATTTGAGGCCGTGTCTGAGAAGAAATCAGAATACGGACATACTGATAGTTTACCACAAGATAGAGATGTGAAGAAACAAAAAGGTACTCAACCTAAAAAGTATTACAAGAGTTTATCTAAAGATACTAAAGATAAAAGAGCTGCTCATTTTAGAAATACAGATACCACAAAGAACGATAACGACCCAGCACCTGGAGATAAAAAAGCAAAAACTAAACCAAGTACACACACACAAAAGTTTAAGAAAATGTTTGGTGAGTTGAAACAGGATTTAGTTGACGCTTGTTGGAAAGGTTATAAACAAGTTGGTATGAAGAATAAAAATGGAAAAGAGGTACCTAATTGTGTACCTGAAGCTACAGATATGGGGCAGGATTATGCTAAACACACTTCTACTGTTACTCCTGGTGAGCCTAATTTCGCTGGGTATGAGAATCCTACTTACACTCCTGCTAAGGCAGGTTCTGGAGAACAGATAATTAAGAAGAAAATTAAGGGTTTCCTTGAAAGAGAACGAGAAGAACAACCAAGTGAAAAAGATATTAAAGAATGGGCTCTTTCAGATGAGGTAATAGATAAATATAAGCAACGATATGCAGACGAGTGGAAAGCGAAACTAGATGAAGTCGTTAATAAAATGATAGGTAAATTATAATGTTAAGTTTTGCAGACTATAAGGATAGAATTAGTAAATCGGTTCACTACCATGTAGAGAACAAAATACCTTTTGCTGAGAATATCTATAGGTTACATAGTGAAGAATTTTATAGGTTGTTTAGAGAGGCTAGAGAGTTATACAATGACGGCCTTTTAACTGAGATTTCAGATTGGGATAAACAACTATTAGAAACTGATATTGGTGAGTTTGGTCTTTATGAAAACGAAAAAGTACCATTAGATATACCAATAGAAGAAGAAGAAAAGAATCCGCCTTTGAATAAACCAAAAAGAGGTGGACCTAAAAAGTTTTATGTATTCGTCAAAGATGGTGACAAGATTAAGAAGGTTACTTGGGGCGATACAACTGGATTATCAGTTAAGTTGAAAAATCCAGAGGCCAGAAAATCTTTTGCGGCTAGACACAAATGTGACCAGCAAAAAGATAAAACAAAGGCCGCATATTGGGCTTGTAATTTGCCACGATATGCAAAGAGTTTGGGTATGTCAGGAGGAGGTAACTTCTATTGGTAAAACCATATGAAGACCAACTGAATTTATTTGATAAGAAGTTTGTTCGTACTTTTCATAATGCAGAAAGTGAAGAATTAATTTGGCATAGAGATGCTAAAAACAGAACTGTTAGAGTTTTGGAAAGTGACGGCTGGAAACTTCAAATGGATAATGAATTACCATTTGAAATGAAACCTGGCCATTTGTTAGAAATAGAAAAAGAAACTTATCACCGTTTACATAAAGGAAATGGTGAACTAATTATAGAGATAGAGGAACATGAGTAGATATAGAAAAACATTTAGAGAGGCACTTTCAGAAGTAAGAGGTGTGTCTAATTTAAAAGAATTTAAAAAGATGACTGTTACTTTTACAAGTATGGACAGAATGGCAAAGGCATCTACAGATTTAGCAAAAAAAGGTTTTACAATTGATGCAAAAGGTTTAGTAATGAAAGTTGACGGCAAAGGTGCAGATTTAAACAAGTATGCAGCTGACCTTAAAAACTTTTATGGTGCATCAAAAATTATTGCTGAACAAGATGAAAAAGACCATGAAATTTCTATGGCTCGTGGTGAATTAGAAGCTATCGCTGATAAAGCAATGAAGTTATCCTCTATCCTTTCAGGCAAATCAGATGACGGCAATCCACTAGAAGCATGGGTACAATCTAAAATTACAAAAGCAAAAGACTATATTAATTCAGTTGCAGATTATATGGAATACAATCCAGATATGGCAAATGAAGAATTAGAAGAAGCATTTAGTGATGCTCAAGTAGCACAATTAAAGAAAGCATATGAACCTATGAAAGGTCAAAAGATTTCTATTGACAATGCAAATAAATTAATGGCAATCTTTAATAAGTTTGATAAAGACAAAGGCGCTTTAGAAAAATTAGTTAAAGCAAAAATACCTTTTGTATCAGACTTAGCAGTAAGTAGATTAATTTCAAAACACGATTATAAAGCTGATAAACTAAAACAATTAAAAGCAGGTTATATGTCTGAGGGTACAATGATTGGTGGTATCATCAAGCATCCAGGTCAACCATCAGCTGAGTATAACAAAGCAAGATTGCAATACAGAACATTTATGTCAAAGGCACAACCAGCTAAAGGTGCTGAAGATAAAGTGTTAAAGTTTGTATTTGATGACGAATTATTAGATGATTTATATAACACAGCTAAAAAGAATCCAACTAAAGATGTAAGAGCAATGGTAAAAACTAGATTGGCAAAAT